TTCTTTTCTTGGTTTCTTTAGCACCCGCAATAACTTTTTCATCAACTTCTGTTTTAGACCAAACCCATTTCCAATAGTCTTGTAAGCTAAAAGTCCATAACACATGTAATATTTTTTTAATCATCGTATTTAATTTTAAAGTACTATACTAATAATATACAAATTTTGATTAACCTAATCAAATATATTGGTATATTTGTCTACAGTCAGGTAGATAACTATATAAGTAATATACAAAAATTCTGACAAAAACCTTTAATTAATATTTTATGAGTAAAGTAAATCCTTTAGTATTTAAAAATAGATTTAACATTGAGTTTTTACCAACAGAAACACTGCTTGGTTTTAAAACTGTAAACTGTGAAGTTTTATGTGATGATGATAAATACCGTTGGGTCAACGGTTTAGAGATAGGTCTTATATTTTTAACATTATCTTTTGTGAATATTAGGTTATAATCCTTTCATATAAGACAATTTTTTTTTAAATTATATCTATCTGACAGCTGCATTCTTCCAAAGAGGGGTGCAGCTTTTTAATCCTTAATAAATTATACAATGAACAAAGACATCTTTAAACCCAGAGTAAACATATTGCCTTATGAATATCCACAACTATTAGCATACAAAGATGCAATTAGACACTCCTACTGGATTGATACAGAATTCAACTTTACAGAAGACATACAAGACTTTAAAGTCACTATATCAAATGAAGAAAAAGATGTCATTAAAAAAACAATGCTTGCTATTGCACAAATAGAAGTTAATGTAAAAACCTTTTGGGGAGATCTTTATAAGAGAATGCCAATCACAGAAGTGGGTGATGTAGGCTTTACTTTTGCTGAGTCAGAAGTAAGACATAAAGATGCCTACGCCAGACTGCTTAGAATACTAGGATTAGAAAAAGAATTTCAATCAGTAGTTGAGGTACCTGCAATAGAGGGTAGACTTAAGTACTTAAAAAAGTACCTAGATGGTACACGTTCTAGAGACAATAAGATGTATACTAAGTCTGTATTACTATTCTCTTTATTTATAGAGCACGTAAGTTTGTTTAGTCAGTTCTTAATTATGATGAGCTTTAACAAAGAAAAGAATGTACTTAAAGGTATATCTAATGTTGTTGAGGCTACTAGTAAGGAAGAAGAGATACACGGTAACTTTGGTGCTGAGATTATTAATATAATCAAAAGAGAAAATCCAGAATGGTTTGACCAAGAGTTTGAAGATCTGATTGATTCAGCATGTAGAAAAGCATATAGAGCAGAGTGTGGTATACTTGATTGGATCTTTGAGAAAGGTGAGCTTAGCTTCTTACCCCAGAATACAATACAACACTTTATAAAAAACAGATTCAATAACTCTTTAGAAAAGATAGGTATGAAATCTATTTTTGAGGTAGATGAAGAACTATTAAAATCAGTAGAATGGTTTGACATAGAGATAACAGGCACCAAAGAAGGAGACTTCTTTTACAAGAAGAGTGTTGACTATAACAAGAAAAGTAAGAGCATCACAGTTGATGATTTATTTTAAAAACAAAACCAATGGAATATAATAAGTACTACTGGCTGAATGAAGACAGCCGCACATTTTTATCAAGAGGGTATATATCAGAAAGCCCTGAACAAAGAATCAAAGACATTGCTATTAAAGCAGAAAAGTATTTGAATATAAAAGGCTTTGCAGAAAAGTTTGAGGATTATATGGCAAGAGGGTTTTACTCTTTGTCTACTCCTGTATGGATTAACTTTGGTAAACAAAAAGGTTTACCTATAAGCTGCTACGGGTCTAACGTTGATGATAACTTAGATAGCATATTAAATGCAGGCCGTGAAATTGGAATGATGAGTAAATATGGTGGAGGCACAAGTGCTTTTATTGGTAACATTAGAGCAAGAGGAACTAAAATATCTACAGGTGGTTTTGCTGATGGTCCAGTGCACTATGCTAAGATTTATGATACTGTAGTGGACGTTTGCAAGCAGTCTGAGGCCAGACGTGGTGCTTGTGCAGTATACCTACCCGTTGAGCATGCGGATATCTTAGAGTTCTTAGATATTGGTACAGAGGGTAATCCTATACAAAATTTACAGTATGGTGTTACAGTTACTGATCAGTGGATGCAAGAGATGAAAGATGGTGATAAGAGCAAGCGTAAAGTATGGGCTAAGATCATTCAGAATAGAAGTGAGTTTGGGTTTCCTTATATTATGTTTAAAGATAACTCTAACAATAATTCTCCTTATAAAGAACTTGGTATGGAGATTACAGCATCTAATCTATGTTCAGAGATCCAGCTTCCTACTGATAGTTATAACTCTTTTGTATGTTGTCTTGGTTCTATTAACTTATTACACTGGGACCTTATAAAAGAAACGGATGCAATTGAAACATATGTATATTTCTTAAACGCAGTAATGGATGAATTCATTATTAAGTCTGAGACTATGCCGGGTATGAAGAGAGCGTTTAACTTTGCTGAGAAGCATAGAGCAATTGGTCTTGGTGTATTGGGATACCACTCTTTGTTTCAATCTAAGCTTCTTGAGTTTGACTCATTACAAGCTAAAGGATTAAACAGTGAGATCTTTAGAACACTTAAAGATAGGAGTGAGATTGCTTCTAGAGAATTGCATAATGAGTATGGATACACATCTCTTAGAGAAGGGTATGCTAACACTACTCTTATGGCCATTGCTCCTACTAAGTCTAGTTCATTTATACACGGTGCAGTGTCTATGGGAATAGAACCTATTAAGTCTAACTACTTTATTAAGGACCTTGCTAAGTCTAAAACTATTTACAAGAACCCATTTTTAGAAGAGGAACTTGAGAAGTATGCTCTAAATACAGACAAGACTTGGAAATCTATCCTAAAGAAAGATGGTAGTGTACAACACTTAGATTTTCCTACTAAAGCAGTGTTCAAGTCTTTTGTTGAGATATCTCCAAAAGAGCTTGTACTCCAGGCGGCACAAAGACAAAAGTATATTGATCAGTCACAGTCATTAAACTTGATGATAGATCCATCTGTCTCAGCTAAGGATATTAATAAGTTATATATGTATGCTTGGGAAGAAGGTGTGAAAACTTTATACTATCAATTTAGTAAGAGCAGTGCACAAGACTTTGCAAGAAACATTTTAGAATGTAGTAGTTGTGAAGGTTAGGTTATTATTACTGTTGGTTTGCCTAGGTTGCAAGCCACAGTATAATCCTGATAAGGATCCGGATGTATTAGACTGGTATGTAGATGAAGGAGAGCTTATTATTTATACTAAGCAAGACTCAATACAAGATGCATATGATAGAGCTAAATATATTGACTCATTAAAAAAGGACTCTATTTTCTAGGTCCTTTGTGGTTATCAATTCTATCTAGGATTTTATTAAGCTCATCTGTTTTTATCAGCCCAGCCATAGAAGCATTCTTTAGTGCACTTATAATTTGAAGTACCATAAAGGGAACTATAATTACCTCGGATAGCCAACCTGTACCTGCAAAACCTTTTTCTATCATAAGAATAACGGTCAGGATGGCTAACCATGTAAAAGTATTTTTTGTTATTCTTAGAGCTTTATATGTTTTAAACCCTTCTCTTTTACAGCCTGCCCAAACTCCAAATACACCATCTAACCATAATACTGAACAAACAGCTAAGTATTGTTCCATGTTTTCCATTGATAAATCAAAAAAGTACGTACATAAATACGTACAAAATGCTGTTATGCTCACTATGAATAATTTAGTTGTCATTGATTAATTTCATTTTGTTTTAATCCAAAAGGTTTATACTATAATATACATAAATTATACGTCATACCTAGGATTTAAACCTGTTAATTTGTCTTATTTAATATAGAAGCTTTCAAGTTTTTCAAAGTTTTTCCATTTTTGTAAAGTATATAATACAGGAACTACATCATAGAAGTTTTTTTCTAGCTTCCACATACCTTTCTTAGGTTTGTTTTGATATACATATTTACTGTTTTCTCTAAATTCTTTATCACTATAAACTAGTAAACCAAATCCAGTACCAAAAGTAAGGTCAAGTAATTCACCCAACTCTCCAAGAGTTCTTGTAGCAGCTATAGGAGATTTTAACATCTGATATACCTGTTGGTAACCACCTAGTGTAGGTAAAGGGTTAAATAAAACCATCTCTTTATAAGTTCTGTTTGCTTGATAAGCCCCAAAGTTTCTAAGCTTTTTAACAAGGATAGGGTCATCATCATCTCCACCAACTAAAGTCTCATCTAGGATATGAATAATCAGCAGTATCATTGCTTCACCCAATGTTCTATATACATTTTTAAGCATCATGTTTGCTTTACCCTCATCGTATCTTCCATCTACAAGTCCGTACTCCTCTTTAAATGATTTACCTAACTCTGCTAAACCAAACTTAGCCATACCCCTTTCACCAGTTACAGCAGTTTTTCGTATATGATTTAAAAACTTAAGTGCAGATGTATATCTACCTTCTAACCAACCTAAGTTTTGATCATAATAATTTTCTTGGAACCTTGCCCTAAAAGCAGGCATAACCCACTTGTGAAACTGAGCCATTAATATACCTGTAAAGTTATTTTGAATAACCATTCTATCTTCTCTAGCATAGTTACCGTGTATCTGTTTATTTACTTCACGTATATTATTTCTCATTTCAAATCTCCAGCTATCTGTATATTCTGTAGTAGATCCATCTTTATTAATAATTGTATCATAGCCTTCTCGCATAGTTACTTTACCTGTTGACTGATCAAAGTCTAAAGCATCAACTAGATTTAGAGAATCTTCACCATTAGATATTTGTGTACCTAATAACATAGCCATACCTACAGTACTTTGAACTTTGTATTCAGCACCCTGGTTAAAAGAGTAACCAAAGTTTGTGAATCTTGACCATAAAGTATCACCATCACCTAACCCAAATTGTTCTCTTATATCTGCATCATCATCCATCATTCTAAAAAACTGAACTATTGCTTCATATTTATTAAGTGCTTTATCTGGATCATAGTTGCCTCTTTTTATTTGTAAATTATTACCGGTTATTACTCTACCTGTAAAATCTGCTGCTGACTCAACAGCATTAGCTGTTCTCTCTATCATACCTTGGGTACCCATAGTATAAAACATCTTAGTAGCTTCAGTATAATCTCCTGCTGTATAAAATAAACCACCGGCAGCTTCTATGTAATTGTTAATTTGACCCAGAGTCAAGTTATTAAAGTTACCAAATATGTTAAAAGCCACATAAGATAATGAGGATAGATTAATTAATCCACCGGCTAACTTATCTACAGCACCTTTAGTTATTTTATCATTATCATAGTAAACCATTTTCATCCAATGATGAGCACGTTTTTCTGCATTACTTTGCAAACCAGTTTGACTATCTCTACCCACAACTGTATTTACAAACCCTTGTGATCCTTCTTTTATTTTTGCAATTAACTCAAGAGCTGTACCTGATTCTTTATAAGATCTCATTTTTAAAGCTTGTACCATTGCTTGTAATGTGTCTTCTATTTGACCCATCACTTCAAAGTTCTCTGCCATGCTTGCAAACTTAACTAAGCTTTTAGTCATATCTGTACTAACCTCCCCTAGTGTAGGTTGTGATCTTAACTTGGCTGCTTCAGCCTCTAATATTGCTCTTTCTTTTTTATATTGATCAACATTAATACCACCCTGCATTCTCATATCTTTAAGATTTTGAATGTCTTCATATACTTTTTCAAGCTGACCTTCTACCCTTGGATTACCAGTGTAAAATACAGGAAGAGTATCTACTAATTTACCTTGCTCATTTAAAAGAACAACTTTTTGCTCTGATGTTTCAGTAAATAAGTTCTTTATACTTCCTAAAAACTTAGGTATCATTCTAACAAAGAAAGATGGTTTGGTCATAACCTCATCCACAAAGTTATTAGCAATAACAGGCACCTTGCCTAGCATTTGCATTCTTTGACTTCTTGGTAGTTTTTTAAGCAAGTCCTCATAATGCTCAACAAACTTTAAGTAATATTGCTTTCTAGCTTCTCCCAACTGATCTGTTGGGTTCATTATAGCTTCATACTTAGGGTTAATTAAACTAGCGCCTGTATCAGATCTTTTATCTTTAACCTCAACATAATCAGGCTTTACAGCATCAAAATTTTTATTTTCTTTTATAGCTCCAGTTGGTTCTCTGTTAGCATCTTTAAAAGTTTTTGTATACTCTACTTTATAATAGTATTTACTTTTATATACATCATAAGCAGTTTGTGGGACACCTGGTTTTTTAATCCAAGTAACACCCTCTCCATTAGACCAGACTTGAGCATACTCATAGTTTTTTCTAACGTCAATAAACTCTTGTGTATATTGGTGGAATGTTCCTGAAGTTAAAACACCATCCTCTAGTTTTTCAGCTTGCATAAAATCAGCAAAAGCTTTTTTATCTCTATAGAGTTCTTTATTCTTTTCTATTTGAATAGGGTCAGCATTAGCTAAAGAATAAATAGGGAAATATTTTCTTGGTTTACCATTAGCATCGTAGAGTTTATCTCTCAATGCCTTCTTTTCATTTAGGTAATTTTGACCTATTCTTGTTGTATAGAATCCTGTAAATTTTTTGTCATCATTAAACTCAAGCATAAAATCATACAACCTTTGGAGATCTTTTTCACCTGAAAGTTCTAGTAGTGTTTTACCAGCATCTAATATATCTGCTTTTCTAGCTTGAACTTTATCTAAGAATTCTTGCTTTTTAAACTTAAATATTTTATCCATAGTTGCAAGAATGACATCTTTTGATGTTGCTAAATCCTTGGCATAAAGTTCTGAGTTAGATACATCAGGTACAAGATTAAATAACTCTTCCAAATCATCAAGAGTAAATGTCTGTCCTGAATGTGACTGTATAACTGTTTCAGCATCTGTCTTTTTTCCTTTCTTTGCAAAAGCTCTAATTACAGTAGCAACATAATCAAGTATAGCTGTTTTAATTATACCTCTGTTAGCACCTACTTCTGATACAATATCATTACCAAGTAGTTGAGTAAGTTCAATATTAATACTACCTAATAATGATCTTTGTGTTGCATTTAATTCTTTGTTGGCTTCTATAGCATGAAGCCCCTCAAATGTTGAAAGGAATCTATTAAAGTTTAATATATATGTTATGTATTCTTTTTTACTTTGATTCTTAGGGTCAGTAGCATATTCTTTAAATGACTTCATCTGTCTTAGAGCATCCTGTAACAATCTTGTGTACACTCTAGACTGTGATATAGGACCTTCTTGTTTAGCAAGAGCTATGTAACTCAATGTACTTGCTATTTCTTCTTGCACATCTTCTTTTGATCTATCTCTATATATGTTTTCCTTTAATAAATCTTCTACTTCTTGTTTACTTTTTAAAGCTTTTTCATATGTTTCCAAAGCACCAAGAACGGTTCCTTGTTCAGGATATTCTGAAGGATCAACAGTATCAGCAAAATTTTCAGCAGATTCTATATCTTGCTCAGCATTATAAATTTGTTCTGCTGCGTCTTTAAGGACTTGTTCTGATATCTCTTGTTCTGCTAAGTTTGTATCTATAGCCGGTATTAAAACATTGACCTTTTCTGCATTTTGTTTATACCCATGTGGCTCATTACCGTCAAACCTTATTTTCTTACCATTATAAGAAATCAGCAGACTAGCAACATTACCAACACCATACTCAATATCATAGCCCATATTTTCAACCATTCTTTGTAAAAGGTTTACTTCTAAAGCATCTAGTGTTTTAAGAGTTAAGGACTTTGTATCAGTAAGTTTTGCATACATACTTGTTTCTGCCAGGGTTACCTTATCTACATTGTATGGATTTTTCTTATCACCATACAGTATACCCATATCTTTAGTAGAAGTAAATATACCCTTAGCCCAAGTCTTTGGATTTGTTTTTAAAACGTTTGATTCAGTTAATTGTATTTGTAAAATCTTAAGTTGTCCTGTTGATGCAACCAAGACTATGTCTGCTTTAGAAGCTATCTCTGAATATGCGTCATGAAAAACAACATTAGTCAACATTACATCTCCTTGACTTTTAACTGTATTAACCTGATTTACTATATTACTAAAAGCCTGCTTAGCTATATCAGTTTCTATATTTGTAATCTTATCAGATATCTTATCAAAAGATTCATGAGATGCAATAGCATCTAACATTGTACTTAAATCATTTTTAATAAGCTGTTGTTCTTTAGTTTCTTCTCTACCAAGCGCTTCTTTAGCTGATATAAAAGGTTTTTTGCTGGTAAGACTATAATATTTACCGTCTTCTTTATTCAAAATAACCAAGTCATCACTGTTAAAAGTAACCCCTTCTGAGGCAGACAAAGTATCTGATTCCTCTTTAGCACTTTGAACATTGTGGAATAATCTATCAATCATTCTTCTCTGTAAAACCCCACCTTCTTTTTTTGCTACATTGACTATCTTTTGTTTTTCAGGTGATAGGCTATATCTTATTCTACCATTAACGGGTGTATCTAGTTTAAATGATATACCATCTGTATTAAGCAATCTAGCAATGTCACTTAAGGTTGCTTTATCAGATATATTATTTACTTCAAGAACACGCCCTGTAATTACCTCATTGAGGTTTTTAATAATTTTAGAAAACCACTCTAAAAATTGTTTTATTTTATCAGTAAAACTTTTAGTTGGGGTATTCTCATACTCATTATTAAAATGTCTAGATAGTGCTTGTGTTACAATTTCTAATTGAATATCAGCTTCTGTAAATCTTCTTTTACCACGGTAAGCATCTTTTATTTGTTGAGTCATTTCAGGAAAATTCCTTTGTGCTTCATTTAATAAAGAATTAAATAGATCTTCATTATCTAGTTTTACAGCATCTATGAAAGGGTGTAATACTTCTTCTATTGCTATTTCATCTGTTACTCTGCCATTTATTAGTATAGCAGTACCATCCAAATAAAATGAGTTTATTTTACTAAATGGAACTTTTGCTTTTTTCCATTGAGGTATACTAGCATAAAGATTCTCTGCATCCTTTACTGACATTAACTTAACATTAATTCCAGGAAACATTCTCATTAAATGTGAAACTACTTTTCTTGCTCTAGGTTTATCCCATGCTCTAGAGGATTCTAACATGTCAGTTGCAGAAAAAATAGACGGGTTAATAGATACAGAAAATGTTTTTTTTGTTTTAGCTATATCTATAGACTCAACAGGTATGTTATTTATTTCAAGATACCTATTTAACCTTCTAACATTAGAGTCTATAAGTCTTTGGCTTGGTTGTAATGTATCTGTATCAGTATTATTAATATAGTACTTGCCCCCAAAGCTATGTATTATTTTTAGCCTTCTAAGATTATTTAATAATGCAACACCAAACTCTTCTTGCTTCAAGTTAAAAAGAACTTTTTTATTAGCAATCATGTTTTGCGCTTCAACAACAGTAGGTATAGCATCACCCTTTGAAAGTCTCTGATATTGATTTATTACATTATTTGTTATAATATCAGTCTTATAAACTTTCTTTAAGTTTTTATACGTTGTTAGATTTTTATTGTGACACTTTCCCATATTCTATAAATTACATCTTTTGATTTCTTCTAAGAAATTTTTAATTTTTTCCTCTTCTGTTTTCCCTTCATATGACAATGTTTCATTTTCATATAATGCTGTAAGATCTTTCAAAGATACAATATTATTATCAGCCAGGTTTTTTCTCATCTCAGTAAACTCATCTGCTATGTATGGAGCATTAATTGTTTCATTATAGAATACTGTTATTAATGGATACTTGTCTTCTAAAGCTGCATCAAATAAATCTAATTTTTCATTTTGTTTTGAAGTTAGCTCAGGCATATTATTTTCAGCTGATAAAATACCTTCTGTCTCTGTTTTAATATTAGCTTGTTCTCTTGATTGTGTTGCTGGTTGAGTAGATCTATAAGCATCAGCTAAAGATTCAATAAACCAATCTTGACCACCTGTTTCCCAAACTGTATTTTGTTTAGTAGGTTGGTGAGTAGAAGAACTTATCCAATCAACACCTCCTTTTTCAGTTATTGAAGAAATTAACCTAGGGTGTTGCTCTAACTTAGCTGATATTAAATCTACCATCAACCTATAGTTATTACTATTTTCCTTAGTGGGTTTAGTCCTAGCTTCAGACTTATCTTTTAATGCCTGATAAGCTGCCTCAACATCTTTATAGTTTTTACCGTTAAAAGTTATAGGGTAAGACTCTGCAAGGTTACCTTTAGACTTAGCTAATTCCGTAGGATTAGTAAGCGCTGCTGCTAAACCTTTAGCATTAGAAGATATTTCAACCTTACTAGTTTGTTCTGTAGGAGTTGTTAAGCTTTCTAAAAGTGTATTAGCATTTACCTGTGCAATGTTAACTGGAGGAACAGATGAATCTATTTGAAAATCTACACTGTCTTCTGTAGCAGATACATTTGCACTTTCAGTTCTAAGTGCACGGGCTGATATAGATTTTGATCTATCTAAATTAAGATTTTCAATATCCAATGAATCAATAACTTGATCTATACCAAGCATGTCTTCTATATTACCTATAATATCAGTTTTATTACTAATATTATTTCTAACTGTTGCATATGTATCTCTAGCACCAAACATAAACCCTATTGCATTTTGATAATTTGACCCCATAAATGGAACTTCATCATACATAAATGATGTGCTTTTTTCTTGATCTTCCCTTAGTAAAAATAATTTGTTTGATCTTTCTACTCCAAATCCAGTATCTGTTTCAGTATAATACCTTAAGTATTTTGGTTGATTTTCAAAAACAAATGCACCATCAACCTGTGAGTTCTTAGGGGCAGATAATGTTAACACACCGTCTTTGCTTAGTGCTGTTTTACCTTTAATTGAAGTTTGTGTATCTGAAGAACCATCAACGTCTGTCCTAACCTCTTTAAAAGTAAGATTAAACATACCAACATTAGATGATAAGTATCCATTTTCAAACTCATTAAATAACTCATCTTTTGTTAAACCAAAAGCATCCTTGTAATCTTTATCATTAAGTAAAGACTCTTTGGCAGTCTCTATTTGTTGTAGATAAGAATCCATTACAAAAGGAGATATTGCTTCTAATAAGCTATCTTTAGAAAGCTGCAAACCATCTTTAACCATAATGTAATTTACAATTGTTGAGGCATCTTTTCTTGTTGCAGGGTTACCATACAATTTTGCAAATGAGGTTTGAAGATCTATCTTCTGAAGTTTATTTAAATTTCTCCATGTATTAGCAGCTAAAATATTAATTCCTGTTTTGTTAGACTCTGCATTCACAGGTAACTGAGTAACAAATGATTTAAGAAAAAAGTTATCATTGTCTGCAGCATTTAATCTTCTAATAGAATCATAAATATTTTGAGCATCTACCATAGGGTATATAAGCTTATTGCTTAATGTTCCTGCATCTTTATCTTGTGTATTTGCATTGTTATGCATATACGCTTTTATAGTAAAGTAAGAAAGCATATCCCTTCTAATCTTCTGCTCTGTCTCTTCATTAAAAGTTATAGCATCTACAGCAAATGACTTTTCAAGTTTTTCATAAAGTTCATTAAATACAGGAGTTGCTGTTAAGAATACTTGTGGTAAAAGCTCATTTGTTATCTCATTAAAGATATCTAAATTTTGTTTTACAAAACTATCTTCCAAAATACGGGATATATCAATTGCTGGACTTTCTCCAATTTTTTCTATTGCACCTATTTTCTGTAGGTCTTTTTTAATTGATGCTATGTCAGCAAAGTTTTTACCTAGTCCTGCACTACCTGATATACCAGTTAATGCATTCATATTACCAATAAATTCATTTATAGTATTTACTGTAGATAAAATTTCTAGCAGTTCTAGCTCTTGTTTAAAAGAACCACCACCTTCAACTAAACCACCAAGATCTTCTCTAGTTTTTATTCCTGTACCTATCTCTATTTTTAGTTTATCATCTTTTAATTGACCCTGCTTAAATGCTAGCTCCTGATTAACAAGACCTTTAAACCCTGCATCAAACTTCTGTATTTTATTAGATGCTTGTTCAAATAGATCTCTGGCTATTTTTGAATTTAATATAAGTATTGCGTCAGACAACGGAATTCCTAAAGCAACCATTGTTACAGCTCTTGGTACTGCTTGCTTGTGCATACCAAGCTTTGACATAAAGTTCTCTTTAGAGTTATCAGTAAGCATTGTTATTATAGCAGATATAGTATCCTGCTTTCTTTTACCTTCAGTAGTAGTAGCTGTGTCAAATCCAGTATATGGTTTATTCAGAATACTAAACTGCAACTCTCCAGGTAACTTTATCTTATACTCACTTAATAAACTAATTGCTAAGTTTGGAGATACAGCTCTACCAATTGCTGCACCTTTATTATTAATAAATGATATTACTTTACCATTGATATCATCTACATCAACCTCAGAACCATTCATAGATTGAGTGTAGCCTGGTGCAAATTTTTCTAAACTTGCATATGCTTCTTTTACTGCATCTAGTGTAGCCGGGGTATAAGAAATATCTTGTACCGCCTCATTACCCATAAGTGCATATCTCATATTAAGCACTGCATTATTAATTGGTGCTTCATATGGCTCACCATATTCTTCTTTATATTTTTGATACTGAGCTTTGGTTACAGGAAGCCCTAGTCTTGTTACAGCCTTTAGCGCATCATCAGTAAACATTTGATCTATAATAAAATTATCATCATAGCTGTCTTCCAATCTTGAACCTTGAACTTTAAAAGACTTTAATGCTTCAGCATAGATTGTGTCTTGTTTAACTTTTGTATTAATATATTCAACATAATCCTTATACTGTCTACCTTGTGTAGCACCATATTGGAAAAACTTCTTCTCTTCTTTTGAATAATAGTATTCTAATATTTGAGTATATACTTTGTCAATATCAAAATCCGCACCTGATACTTCCACAAGTTCAGCTGCAAACATTGCTGAAGAACCATAATAAACAGGCATAAAATCTACAAGTTTTATATTCATTGTAGAATGATTATCTTGTGATGGTATACGCACAGCAAACATTTTTGCAATCATCTCTGGTATAGCACCTCCTTTTTCTGCAACCTTTTCAAATACATCTTTGAAGTGAGCAGGCATCATGCTTTCTGAATAACGTTGTTTTGTTGATCTACCTTTATCATCAAACTCTTGTAGACCATATCTAAGTCTATCTATTACAACTATACCTTCTTTAGGTATTTGTTTTTGGGCTAACTCAGCCATAGAGAATTGTTTAACGTCTAAAGCTTTCATTCTAACTGCAACAGATTCTCTTATTACTTCATGTCTAAGAGGTAAGAATTTACTATTACCTGCTTCATCTTTTATTTCTTCAACACTAAATACTCTTCTATATATATTATTTCCAAAGTCAGAAACCAAAGCCAAACCATGACCTGGTATTTTTTCCTGGAACACCCCTTTGGTAAAGTAACTTAAAAATAACTGTTCTGCTTTTGCAATAGCCAATGGATTGTTAAAGTCAAACTTAGGTTGTCCTGATACAGGATCAATACTAAAAAACTCAATAACATTACTACTAGATTTAGATGCTTTTAAAGAATTGATTGCATAACTTAAGAATGATGCAAGGTCGGGTGTAAGATTATTTCTTTCTTTACTTACATTAAACTCTGACATAACTCCATCAAAAGTAAATACTAAATTTCTTTTATTTTTAAATTTAAGAACAACTCTTTTCTTCAATGCATCATTATAGAATGCTTTAACTTTCTTTATATTAGTAAGAGCTGGATAACCCGGTATGTTTACCTGTTGAGAATCCTCTTGCTCATTTGTAGCTAATAGTTTTATTTGACTTACTTCAGTAACAGAATTTTTATTACTTGGATTTACAACTTGTAATCCAAAATCTTTAGCACTTATTATAGAAGATGGCTCTGATATACTTTCATCTAAAAGCTGTACATTTTTCTTAGCCATTTTCTGTGCACTTACAGGTGTTGCAATTGCTACATTACCTGTATTTCTTTGAATAGTCTCAAGATCTTCTCTTAGTTTGTGAAGCTCTGGTCTTAACGGGTTTTCTTCCCAAATAACATTACCGTCATTATCTTTCTTTCCTGTATCTATAGATGTAAATGAGGGTGATAAAACAAAAGCAGACATTTTAATAAACTGCTCACCGTCAAAATGAACAAACTTTTTAGAGTTTAACATCCCGTCTGTTTGTATTAACCCTCCTTCATCAAAGATATCACTTGATGTAATTTTTTCTCCTCGTTCTATTTTAGTTATAACATCAGCTTGTGACTTAGTTAATTTACCTAAACCAAACCAAAAGTTTCTAAATGCTTTAGTAGTTAAATAAACCTGTGCATCTGCTCTTTCAATACCTTGACCAGTAAACCAAGAGTTTAAAATAGGATCATCAAATGTTAACACTGATATGTTTTCAGTCATGGTATCAACACCTAAATTGGTATCAACCATATTAGTATATACATTATCAAATGCTGCATTCTGACCCTTAGCTCTTTTAATCTTATCAACAGAGTCTTTAAGTATTAATGCTTGATCACCAAGAAGAAGTTCATTTATAGATTTTGTATTTATATAATCATTGAAAAATATCTGTCTTAAGTTATAATCTAAATCTTTTCTTAAGTTTAGTTTTTCTGCAGCAGCTACAGCATTTGCTCTATCTACACCAGTTCTGTCTTGAACTATACCAGATTTTATTTCATTAGATATTTTATTATCTATTTTAAGAGTATCATATAAAGACTTAAATCTTTTATACTTAATTTCTAAATTGTTTCTTAACTGATCTTTAAATTGTTTTTCTGATAATTCATTATTTTTTAATGCTTCTTTAAAAGTAAGATGCTTTTCAAGAGTTTCTCCAACTTTTTGTTGAGCAGAAACCTCTAAAGATTTCCTTAACTCTTCAGAAATTAGATCTGAATTATTTACAAAACTAAGTTTTCTATCATCATATCCTTTGTATGAATCTTTTGTTCTGTTTTCACCCTGTTCTCTAACAATTCTATCATACTCATTTTTTACAAAATCAAATGATGCATCTATTATGGTGTCTGTTATATCTGCATTTTTACCAGATACTGCAATTGTAACTGGTAGTGTTGTCATATCATTAGTATTAGATGACTCTAGAATTCTTATCTGAATAGGAGAGGTGGCTATTTGTTCAACTAAACCAGTTTCTTGATTTACTACAACAGACTTTTTAAGCTTATTTGTTTTTGGATTAAAGTCTAATGTATAGTTGTTAATTAAATTTGCCATAAACTGACCGGCTGTAAAGCTTCCATACTCTGTTGTATTCAACACTCCACTGATATATTGATCATAATCAACATCTCTATCTAATGTTTTAACTTCTGCAACACCAGATACTCTTTGTACTGATAGCATATTAGCATCAGACATTGCTTTAAACTTATCATTATTTAAAAGATAATTATTTGATAAGTATTCTTTTTCTGATAACTCTTGTAATTTTGCCGGATAATTTAATTCCTTTATTCTTTTCAAATGATATGTAGGCTTCTGATGAGCATTCACTAAATCACCATTTACATTTTTAAATACGGATAAACCAATACTCTCATCAAATATGGCATTGTTAACTGCCATGGACTTTAGTCTACCTGCTGCACCTTTCTCATCACTATATAGTTCATGAGCTGTCTCTTTGCTTTTTATAATCTCAGATATAAAATAAAGTTGCTCAGCTGTAATTGGTTCTGCATTTGTGTTTAATGATAAAAGTAATTCTTGATCAGGATGTTTTTCATTTGTACCATTAGACTTTAGTATGCTAAATTTTATATATTGTGGTGATAAACTTATACCTGTATTATCAAATATTTGTTTAGCTGCATTTTTACTTGAGTCATCTAATTTCTGGTCATTAAACTTTTTACCACTTAATAATACTTGTCTAAGACTACTTACTGATTTTACTGCAGAGTTTCTTTCTTTTGGTTTTATCTTCCACTCTTGTAATAATGAAGTGTAAGCTTGACTCCATAAAGACAACTGTGTATTTGCATCATCTCTTTCTGCAGCAGAGAAAGTAATTAAACTTCCGTTATTGTCTGTCTTTTGAAATAACCATTCAACTTTAAAATTGCTAAATGCTTTAAGCTGATTAAACAAAATACTATTCTTAATCTTGGTAGGTAACACCATATCTGATACTGACTCACCCATAGTTATACCTAAGTCAGTAAATATCTTGTTAACTGCTGCTTTTGTATCTGGATTTGACGTAGAAAATAAAGCTAAAGACTGAACAATTTCCATGGGTTCAGTTCTACCCTCCATAGCTTTCATAATACCGTTGTAAGTATTATATACATTTATAGGTACAATCAACTTTTCTTCTCTATTATCTTTTCTTGTTATAGTTGTGTTACCAAATATATCTGACTCAGCTCTTGTTATTGTAGCTAAATACTTTCTAAAGTAAGATGATAATGAGCTAAAGCTTCCATTAAGGTATGCTTCTTTACCATACTGAGTTACATTTCTTAGACCTTGATCTTGTTCAAGGCTATCTGCTTCCTCAACCTCTTCTGCTTTTTGGAAGTCTATTGTATCCAAAACATCAAAAGCAGCTTTATAATAAGGTGACTCAGTTAGGTCTTCATAACTATTAGAGTATATAAAAGAATCTGTAATTTTTTGTAACAGTTTAGATCTTTCACCATCATTCATATTGCTTTGATTAGATGGATTGTCAACACTATACAACCACTCAAAGTCATCTAATATTTCTGACATTCTATCTTCTCTAGAGACTTTAGGGTCTTGTTGCTGTCTCTCTACAAATGTAGCCGCCATAGTTAAAACTATATTATTAGCTACACTACTATCCAAAAACAGTTGTCCTTTACTTGTTCCTACTTGTACTTGCTCATATGGAATAACAGCATTTGCTATTACTATCTCATTGCTATAGTTATCTGTAAATTCATTTGATACTGATTCAGCCTGTGCGTATCTACCAGAGTCTATATTTTCATATAAACTTTGCAATTGAGTTTTAGTATACTTAGAGAATATACCTTTTATCCAATCAAGAAGTTTTGTAAACCATGACTTAACAACAGAATCTGTATTTGTATCTCTTGGGTTTAATTTAAATTTATTAAACTCATCCGCCATATATTCTTCATAGAAAAGATTTTGTAATTCTTTTAGACTTAGATTATCATATTGCTCAGATGTATTTTTAAATTTCTGTAATTCTTTAGTAAATGATTTATTTTCTTTTCTTAGCTTAGATCTTACTTCTTTTCTAGCAATTGCTCTTAACTTAACTTGTTCTTCTGGTGTTAATAACAATCTGTATACTGCGTGAAATGCCTCATGGTATTTAAATGGGTTACTTGCACCAGTATATATTGTTCCACCTATTTTAAGATTTCCTGCCAATGCATTCATGTTCAATGCAAAGCCACCTACTCTTACACCACCTTTTAAAAGATTACTTCCTAATACATTTATATCAGCAAGAGTAATAGAATCAGGTAAGTTATTTTGTGCCCATACAGTGAAGTCATTTAAAGATTTTACATCCTCTGCTGT